ACCCATAACGACACGGCTTTACGCCACGCCATTACTTCACGGGAAACATTATCCAACTCGTGGGGACTGATGTGCAGCTTGCCGGCTGCGCGTGAGATGTCATGATGGCTGTTGAGGGAGCCAAAAAGGGTCAATGTAAATACGACCCAGAAAATCGATATGGTCTTCGACGCTCTTCTTCTTCAATTTGATTTTGAAGCCCATAATTTCATAGGTTTCAATGGCTATTGGAATGTTGGGGTAAAAGGCTAACCCATCGTCACCTCCTAGCAATCCCATCATTGCCCAGGCTTCCTCGACGTTGAGGCCACAACGCATAAGCGCAATGAAACAGCCACGAGCACTATTGAAAGTGTTTCGGAGTGTAGTGTCCGCACCACCGGACAACATTTGAAAAAGAATAAGAAAGAAGCGGCCAAACTTGGTGACATGAAGCAGATTCGAATGACATTTGAGCAGGGCACGGAGTTGGGACTCGTACCTGGAGTCAAAGAAAAGAATCATATCTTTGATGAATTCATTAAAAACCCATCGACCTTGTGTGCCGTCAAACTTGCTAAAGTCGGTGGTACAGATGTACTCCCGACCCTCACAAACACGGACAACACGTTTAACCAGCTCCTCTGGAGCCAACCCGAAGGCGTAAAAGTAAGTGTGGAGCTTCAAGGCATCCACCACAGCTTTAACGAAACGCGAGTATTCCATAACAAGAGGTTTCGGAACATCTTTAATATCGCGGGGGGCCTTAACTTCGGGGTAGGCCTCAACTTTCTGAAAGGTGCGCCTGATGACGTCCTCAAAAGGATCGCCTTCAGCGGCCGCACTATACTTTGCTTTCTCTTGAACGTCACACTGGTCCAATATATCTTCCGCCGTGTAAGGCTCTAGCTTCTGACCATAAGGACAGATGACAGAGTACACCTTTTGACGAAAAGCATCGGAGTAACGCTGCATGTCCGCCGGGATAGGGTTCTCCGGTGGACGAATGTCTTCGACACGCCCCTGAACACAGGCTTCATCAGCACTGGGTCCAAAGGTGGGCACAATTCCTCGATCTATAATCGCTTTAGTAATGAGATTACCTCTCAAAACTTCATCTTCGGGCAGGTCAGTAAAGACCGGC